CCCATGATGATGATGTCATCACCGGTTCCAGTGATTGAAACGGTTCCTGTACCGCCGGAGTAATCAGACACAACACCGTCAGCAACTGACTGGTTGAACAGGTAGCTATAAACCTTGATGGAGCCATTCAATGTTCCAACCAACATTGTGTTGTTTGGTCCCTTGAACGAGCCTTCAACAGCTGGTGCAAACACTGACTTAGCAGCGGTTTGCAGAACAGCAACCATCATTGGGGAAACAACGATCCAGTTTGCTGCACCACGACGGGTCTTACGACCAACTTCGTTAGCAACCATGTTGATCACTGCGCCAAGATTGGCGAAACGGTCACCGATGTATGCTGGAGTGTAGTACCCTGGTGCTGCTGGCAGGGAGCCGTCCCACGTTGCAACTGTTCCAGCCAGACCTGCGAGGTCAGCCAGGATTTCGCTGTCGATTTCTTGAACGATTTCAGCAGACATTGCTTGGGTCAGTTCGCTTTCCAGATCCAGACCGTGTTGAGCTTGCAGGTCTTGCATAGCTTCAATTGTCCAGCCGGCTTGCAGCTTACGTGAACCAGCTTCAACGGCTTGGCTGGTGATTTCCAGACCGATCTTACGACCGCCAGAACCTTCCAGACGACCACCGCCGCCACCATACAGAGGACCAAATGCGCCTTCTGGTGTCAGCACGTCAAACATCGACTTGCCAGCAACTGCTCCCCATGCTTGACCGGTTGCGTCAACGTCGGAGATTTCTGGTTCTGCACCGGATGTGATACCGGATGCGCCAGCAACTGGTGCTGCACCTGCGATATCGGAGCTGTAGAAGTGACGCAGTGCTGGATTGTTAGCAAACAGTTCATCACCTGTTGCAACGTTACCGTTACCTGCACCAGTGAATGGGTTTGCTGCGCCAGCTTGCTTGGTTGCGTTTTCGTTGTACTTGTAACGCAGTGAGTACACGAGACCAACTGGGCCTGTCATTGGCTGAACACCAACGAGCTCTGTTGCGATTGTTCCTGGGATCACACGACGGATCATCGGGATCAGGATCTTACGGAAACCAGCGATGTCGCCAGCTGTAACTGCACCTGCTGCTGCTGTTTCTTGCAACAGATAATCCTTCTGGTTTTCCAGAAGAGGTGCAACGATTTTTGCCTTCGATGCTGGGAGACCTTCAAGGAGAGTTTCCTTTACTTCTGCCCAATTTTCAAATAGTTCCATTTTGTTAACTCCTTTGTAGATAAAGTTGATTAGTTGATGCCAGCGACCTTACGGACCCAGTCAACGTTGGAATTTGATTGCTTCGTTCCTTTGTCGCTTTCGGTCAGTACTTCCTTTTTGTCGCCGGTCTTGACGACAGCTTTTTCAGCAATTTTCTTCATATCTCTTGCTGGTTGCTTCTTATCGCCCTGCTTTCCTTCAGCTAGTACTTTATCTTCCTTCTCTGAAGTTTTCTCTGGTGTAGCTGTTTCCTTGATAACACGACCGATGAAGGTCTTGTATCCTTCTTCAAGCTTTTCTGTAGCTACACTTTTGAGGATTGCTTCCATAACTTCTCTCTGGCGACCGGAGAGAGGCTTTAATACATTATTCATCTTCTGTTCACGCAGCATTGAAGACAGTTTCTTCTCTGACTTTTCCAGTTGATCAAGAGCATCTGTCAGACGCTGTTCTGTTTCAGCCAGACGTCCTTCTGCAGACTCATCATCAGCGAAGTTCTTCTTGTATTCTTCAACGAAAGCTTCGAACATCTTACGACCAAACTGGACTTTCTTAACTTTTTCCAGATCGGAACGGAACTCTGACATTTCTGTAACGAGACGCATTTCAAGGAACTTGTCGAGTTGATCAACCAGTTGACCAAGATCGCTCTTCAGTTCTGATGCCATTTCACGCTTTGCTTCGACGAGCTTCTCAGCATATTCTGCTTCGAGGTCGCGGAACTTTTCAATGTCTTCTTTCAGTTCGTGCATTTCTTTTGCCAGATACTCATTGACCTTGCTATCAATAGCTTCGATCAGTGTGTCACGGTCACGCACATACTCGTCCTTGATTTCAAGGCGAACTTCAGCAGATGCTTGCGCTTTAGCAGCTTCTACTTGTTCGTTGATATGCTTGGTGATTGCTGACTCGAGATCCTTTTTCGTTTCTTCTGTTAGCACATCAGCTGCGAGCAGCTTTTTCAGTAGTTCATCCATTTGTTAATCTCCTTAACTGACCCGTTACGTTGAGTCTCACATTAAATATTTATTAAACTATTGTTTCTACACGTAGAAACCGATTTTACTGTATTCAATTTCCCTGAAAAAACAACAGTTTATAACCCCTTCATATTTCGAAATTTTTTATCTCTTCGTGAGATTCATGCTTTGAATCCAGTCAAGAATTGCCTTCTTGAAATACTTCTGTGCATCTGGATCGTGCTGAACACATTCTGCAAGAGTTTGAACCTTGTTTCCTGCTCTTGTTTGCTGCAGCGATTCGAACATCGTGGAAGGATAAGCTCCCGGCGCCGAAGGTTGTGCAACAATATCAACAGTGACGAATTGGTATCCACTAACGCCACCACTTTCGTTGACCGAACCTGCACCACGTGAAGAAACGCCAAGTTTCACGCCACTATTGACGAGTTCTTTTGCAATCTGCCCCATTGGTGTGTTCACCAACTTTGCCTTACCATACACGTTGTTTCCTTCCACACGCATTTCTGTAATTACGTGGGAGATACGATCCAAGTTGATGTTAAGCGTCTGCGGGTGATCAAGCTCACCAAATAAACCATTTGATTCTTTGATTCTTTGTTGAGCGGTTTTTACAGCTGTAGAAAGTTCAGATAGTGGATATACTCGTCCATTGCGGTTTTTTAGTTCTGCCTGCATAAAGATCCCTGAAAGCCACGTATTCTTTCCTGCGTCGGATGACTCAGAAATGATGTGACATTCAGATGGAGACAGTTCTTCAAACAGAGGGACGATGTTGGACATGATTACTCCTCATCTCCGTCTTCTTTACCTTCGTCTTCGTCTTCATCATCCTTATCTTCTTCGTCTTCATCCTTTTCGTCTTTTTCTTCTTCGGCTTCATCTTCTTCACCGAGAATAGACTTGGATTTGATGCGAACATAGTTTGAGAATGCTTCATCAGCCGTTGCAGTGTCTTCTGCGATCAGCGCTTTGATCATTTTTTCAAGTTGTTGTTTCATTTCTGCTGTTGCCATTTCATAACTCCTTATAAAAGATAGCATTACAATTGGTATTTATCAAAAAGCGAACACCAATCAGTTTTTTATGTCATTCCCCCTGCGGGTGGTGGCGTTTCTGTTGTTGGAATTCCTCCTTCAGCTCCCCCCATCATTCCACCTTCCATACCGCCTTCGCCACCCATCATTCCCTCTTCGCCACCTAATGTGCCTGCTGTCATGTCAAGGCCACCCATACCACCGCCCATCATTCCACCGCCGCCCATTAGACCACCTTCTTCGCCGCCGCCTCTGTAAAGAACAGGATAATCTTTTGCATCACCTTCTGGATCCAATCCCATTTCTTCACGCAGCATTTGTTCGTTCTGAACGATTTCCTCATCAGACAGCTGCAGGTAACGTTTGAGAATGAAACGTTTTGCAAGATATTGAACACCATCAGCAGAACTATAAGTTCCAAGCAATGCAGCATCGACTTCTTGTTGTTTATACTTGCCAAAGTTAGTTGGTTCTGGCAATGAAATCCTGAACAACGAATCGTCGACCTTGAACCCTGCATATCGCAAGTATTCTTTGAATTCGTCATCAAGGACACGTTCAATGTTTCCTTGAAGACGAGAGACATATAATGCAAACCGCAACTCTTGGATATATGCGGTTCCCACTTTTCCATCTGTCAATAATGCGCCTTCTGTGCCTTCTTTCATGTATGAAAGAGGAACACGCAAGCCTCGGAATACTTTGTTCTGGAAGTATTCAAGGTCTGCCAATTCACCAAGCCCTTGCCCACCTGGCAGCGTTTCCACTTTACTGCCACGACCATCAGGACGCTGAGCAAAGAAAAAGTCTTCACTCATTGATTGTGGGTTATATACGCTATCAATTTCATCCTTTCCACCACCATACGATGGAATTTTCTTTTGACGAATTTCGTTTTTGATCTGTTCCAGATATGCCTTGACACGTTGTGGTGGCATTTTACCAACGTCAATATAGAATACACGACGTTCAGGAGCACGTTGGATACGATAAATGATGATTGCGTCTTCCAACATCTCTTTTTGTTTCTGTGTTCGATATACTGAACGAAGGATCGATTCACCGAATGGTGCCATATCAGACATGTCGTCATTCATTGTAAATCGCACGATTCTGTTTGCAGGGATGATTTCTGTCCTCGTCTCTGTCTGACCAGTGATCGGTTGATATGGCATTTCCTTCGGCTTATTGATGTCTCGTTTGATTTGCCACGCTAACACTTTGGTGACATCTTCTTCATCAACAAGTGCTGCAATCACGTTTCTTGGATTGATGAATTCCCATTTTTTGGTGGTGGAATTCTTCAAGAAGAATGCATCACCATACTTGATCATAATTCTTGCTGCTGGGAACAGGCGGTTGCGCCAATCGTGGATCTCACACCAGTATTCCAACGCTGTTTTCAGTGTCATAACAGCAATATTGTTGACTTCAACGTCTTTCTCGACAAGAATATCCAATTCTAAAGGATCATCGGATGTTGTGTTGTTGCCTGTCATTTCTTCAGCAACTGTGTCCAGAGCACGAGTGATTTCAACATCGTTATCCATGAAATCATACTCTCTGTATCGAGCAAGTCTGCTTGCACTACCTTGTATTAGACGCTGATACCAAGTGTAGTTTCCATACGATCCCTGGTCGCCGAGCATTTGACTGTCTTGTTGAAGAACAGCATTCGGTTTTGGGCTAACAATCTTGAAATAATCGGTAAATTTTGCCATAGCGGTGGTTAAACGGTTCGTCCGAGTGGGTTATAATTCCTTATATTTATAGTACTTTCAAAGGCGGAAAACGGTTTGGCGTAACCCCTGTACGATAAGTTCTTCACGAAAATGGGTAATATATGGGGGTGTTACTGAGCATATCGCGTTCCGAGTGCGTTCAACCGCATATTATCAACTCGTGCATATGCTTGAGCTTGCTGTTTCTGTTCATCTGTCAGCAACAAAATATCAGCTATCTTTTTCTGTGCATCAACGGATTGTCGTGTCA